ACTTGATGATCTATTAATCTCTGTACTATAACGTCGATAGAGCTCGTCTTAAGGACGTAACCACGAGGAAATCTCTGGTTACCATCCTCAAAACTGAATAAGTACTCTCCTTTGAATGGTCTATTCTCAAAGCAGGTAATGTATACTGATGCACCTCCAGGGTCAACTAGTACAGTCCACTTACGTGAATCATTATCACCATACTTATCAAACATCCTAAAGGTCACATACTTGTAATCTTTAAGACGCTTGATAAAGTAACCAGCGGTCTTTAGTTTATTCTTTTGGTTATTAGATAACATCCTACTGAGTGAGAGATGAGATGATATACTTAAGCTTAATGTCTTCTGCGTCTTGCTCGAATACAACTACACCAAAGTCCTTGTTAATCCTTACTGTAAACTCACCACTAATGTTATTAAGCAAACGTACGTTATCGAAGTTAACTGGGATAGGCTCAAGCTCTACATCTACCTTACCAATACACATAGTAAAGTTATCAGTATTATGACGAGCTCTATCAGTAAGCTCAGCCATCAATCGATATCCTTCACCACCGGTATTCTCTTCAGTATAAAAGTATAGCTTATTAGTCTCAGAAGCAAACACAGCACCCTTAAAGATCTGATTGAGGATATTAGCATCTACTTTGAAGTCCATATCGAACTCAAATGCATTAATCTTATCAATATTAAGGCCTGGCTTACTTAAGAAGCCCTCGTCGAATAGATGGTACTTAAACTTAACACCATTGCCTTTATACTCTAAGTTATTTGAGTTAACCTTAAGGTCAATCTCATCTTCAAAGCCTACTGTCTTAAGGACATTAGTTAACTTCTTAACATCAGGGATATTAAGAGTAGTATTGAAGTCAGTACCTGCTGCATACTCTGCATGTAGGATAAGAGTATTATCAGTAGAGGCAACAAGACTCGAAGTCTTATCACTATCTAACTGAACAATAGCACTCTCACTTATCTTTGATAAAGAGTCTAAAAAGGCTACGAACTTTTCAGGCGACTTTAGACTTAGCTTTCTTTCTTGTTGGTTTGACATTTTTACTCTCTAATTGTAACCTAATATCTTTCAATAGCAAGTTGGTTTCTTTTTGTAGTTCTACTAACTTATCAATAGCTGATGGCTCACTAAAGTCAAACTCCATTGTCTGATTAATTTGATCTTCAAATGTCTCATTAAGGGATGCTTGTAGTTGTGCTGGAGCTGGTGCAGCTTGCTGAAGTTCTGCCATTGCTTGCTCTGGTGTAATAGTACCAGCAGGTGGTCCAGTAGGTACTGGAGCTGCTTGTGGAGCTTGCTGAGGTGGAGCTTGCTGAGGTGGAGGACCTTGTGGCTGCGGTTGGTTAGCTACAGTCGGTGTTGCTACCAACTCCTCTACCAATCTTTTCATCTCATCAGACTTACCTTGGAGCTGAGCAGAAGAACCAACGATCATACCGTCTTGCTTCTTCATTTGTCCATAAGTCTGACCCATAAGCTGCATTACTGCAGACTTGGCTTCAGGTGTTAAGGGATCGCTCATAGCTACTAGAGGTCTTTAAGTAGGTCTTCGATGTCATCTTCAGTAGAAGAAATATCCTCTGCTGGAGCCGGCGCTGCAGCTACTGGAGCTGCCTCTACTGGTGGTGACCAAGGAGGTGTATCACCAACTACTGGTGTCTCTACCTTCGGCTCATCAGCCTTGCAATGGAAGTGCTCATTAAGCATTGTAGTAAGCTCTTCATTACTCTTAACTGGGAAGGTCTCCTTAAGGGTGTGAGTCTGACCATAGAACTCTTTCTGAGCTTCTTCACTAAGATTCAACTTACCAGCTGCAGTAAAGCGAGAGGAGACATAGGTAGGATAATCACCTTGCTGCTCACACTTAATCTTAAAGTTAACACCACTCTCACCAAGATCAAAGATCTTAGCACCAAACTCGTCTGCATCTTCACCTTCAATAGCCTCAGTAATGATCTTGTGAAGCTGCTTACCATAACGAAGCATCTTGACTTTACCATTGTTATCAGGGTTAGTAGGATCGTCTACAACATAGACGTTAACAAGCCACTTCTCCGAACGACGAAGAGCACTTGCTTTCTCTTTCTCGGCATCAGTACCCATACGACTCATCTTGAATCGCTCTTCATTGATAGGGCAACGCTCACCAAAGGTCTGGGGACTGAGAGCTTGGACATACTGACCGGTAGCAAATGAATTCCAACCCATATTGTAGTAATGGAAGAACGTATCTGCAGGAGACTTACTATCAGGTAGTAGTCTTACGGTATAGGTATTACCTGGCTTGGTTTGCATGATTTCGGAGAACTTACTCTTACCGGCTTCATTACTGGAGGCTAAAGCACCTTTGATGCTTTCGAACATACTCATATTAATACTCATTGTCTTTGTTTTTCTGTTATTATTTTAGTTACTTTGTCTTTTGTTTCTCTGGCCTTTGATTTAAGTATCGTAGAGCCAAGATATTTTGTGCGAGTTAACGCGAAGAGGGATTTGAAGTCCTTAACGATGAAGTCCAACACGTCTCGTTCAACGGTCTTAATGATGGGTTCAACTTCAAGGGCATGCAATGTATAAAAGTTTAGCCTATGTTCTTGTAAATGCAACAGGCAAGTGGGCATATTGTTGGTAAAATGTTTCTGATACTCTTCTAAGGTAATGTTATGCTCAATACAATACCTTGCCACATATCTAAAGCCATCTTTCATGACTTCTACATTGTCATCACTATCAGGATTAGAGACTTCTTTCTCTTTCATGTAGATAGAGTAGCACTTGAGTGCCTTTCTACTATTAAAGAACCTAAGATCGAAGTACTCATCCTTATTATATACACTAAATGGAGCAGCAAACCAATCTCTATAATTAATATGGTTATGCTTAACAAAGAATGCAGATAGCTTCTTAAGAGCTACAAAGTCGGCATCTTTTAACTTACTGAAATCCTTTCGAAAGCGGGTAGGCTTACCTTGTGCACTACGCGTAGCATACAGATAACTATTATAGATAGCCTTCTCTCGTTCAGTAACCATTCATAGTTATTATAACTAATGAGCTACTAAAATCAACTCTTTAGTGCACCCTTATTTTGATTGAGATACTTAGTAATGTACTTTGACTCAGCAATTTGTGGCTCGAACTCAATAAACAATGTAACTAACTCAAAGTCATTGTCAACTGTTAAGAGTGTCTTAAGCATATTACGAAGTCTCTCTTCTTTAAGTACCAATACGAAAATGTTCTGTAGAGAAAGTCTCTTTCCTTTTAACTGACAACAGAAAGTGCAAAAGCATAACATCAAGTGCTCGAGCTCTCTTTTAGTTATGTCACCTGATGGTAGGGGTACGATAGGTTGCTGCATTATTCAATAGGGGATAGTGTTTTAGTCCAGTTGGCAAATGTATCAGTTAGTTTACCTCCTGCTAGGTTATGTGCTCCACCACCTTCACATAACTTCTCAGCTAACTTACCGAGATTTAATTGACAACCTTTCTGCTTTCTAAATGATACAACCTTTAGATCGAGGTTAACCATTATAGCCACATCGGCACTATACTTATCAAGCATATAGTTTGCTACTTCGTTGACTTGCTTAGTTACAAAGGTTGATACAACCTTATAGTCTTTGATCATACCGGCAAACTTTGGACTCTCCAACTGCTCAACAAAGGCTTTGAAGTGAAGCTTGATAGCTCCTCGTTCATGTGCAGTAAAGTCTCTTAGACCATCCTTGAATGACTCAATAAACTTCTCTGCTTTAGGTTTGTTATAACCATAGTAGATAGCATTTAGCTTTGCTGGTGCCATCTCTCGAGGAAAGTCAAATGACCAACTATCATATTGATCGATAAGTCCAACTAGTGCTTCTTTCTCTGGTGTAACATTGATCTTTGACTTAAACTTATCGAAGATCAACTTTGTGTTGGATGAGTATGGCGTTACAATAGCTTTGGCCTTAGTATACACATTAGCAAACTTAGAATGTGTCTCATGATGGTCAACTACTACTACATTGTCACGGTTAATAGCTATAGCTTGCTCTTCGTTGAGGGATAGATCACATACAAAGATCTTATCGAAGTGGTCTAATGTATTCCAACGATTTTTAAACTCATTTAGGATACGAAACTCAGAAGTCTCAACAATGATTATTTCGTGACCGGCAAATACCTCTTTCAAGAGTAAGGCACTGCCTGCTCCATCAAGGTCTGAATCAGTAAAGATAAGTATGTGCACGTATATACTTAATGCACTCTAAGAATAAATCAACTCGATGCAAATGCAGCTAGTGAGGATAAAGTATTATCATCTTCAAGATCATCTACATCATCTGCTTGCTCAATAGACAGCGTAGAGTAGTCAATACGCATAGGCTGAGTCATACCTCGTGGACCATATCGGTTCTTCATCATACCTAACCTAATAATACCTAAGTCTCTATCCTCATCGTTCTGAAAGATAGATAGTATAACATCAGCAGTAGCAGCCAAGCCAATAGATTCAGAGATAGTGGCGAGGTCTGGGTTATCTTGATCGAATCCAGCTCTATTCAACTGAGTAGCACTAATAATAGGGCAATTGAACACGTAGCTAATGGCTCTCACTTGTTCAGTAACATTCTTAATACGCTCATAGGAATTATTACCAATAGGGCTATGAATGAGGTTAAGGTAATCAATAACAATTGCATCAAGATGAATACCTTGATCAGTAAACTTCTTAGCAAAGGCCTTAATAGTATTAGGAGTAATAGTCGAAGGTGGAAACTCTTTGATGTATACATTACCTTCACCTTCAGTCATAGCAGCTCTCAAAGATGCACCATTAACTGCCATCTCCTTCATAGGAATCTTAGATACATGAGTACAAATACGTCTTGCATATAGTAACTCAGACATCTCAAGAGTAACTAAGAGAACATTCTTACCTTGATTAGCAATATTAGCTGCTACATTACCGAGGAAGATAGACTTACCAATATTAGTCTCACCAGCAAAGACATACAATGACTTACCATCTTTAATAAAGCCACCATCAAGAGAGTCATCAAGCCATTCCCAGCTTGACGGTATCTTATCTTCTACTGTAGTAAGGTCTTCGATAATATCATCGATGTTATCCTTAACACTAAGTCCTAAGTCAGTAACAAGACTAATATTACAGCTCTTCTCAAACTTATCTAGGATAACAGAAGTATCCACTTCACCTTTAGATATAGCCTCTGCAGACTCCATCATAGTACAATACACAGCCTTCTCTTTAAGGAACTGCTCCGTATTCTCAATAAGCTCATCCTTATCGATACCCTTATCAATCTCAGCAAAGCTACCTACTAACCTTCTAAAGGTCTCCTTAAGCTGATCAGTAACTAAGTACTGCTTAATCTCAGTAGTAGTAGGAAGCTTGTTACGAGTCTCATTAAACTCTTTGATGATAGTAAAGATATCAGATATGTCTTTACTCTTAAAGAACTCCGGCTGAACATTATCAGCAATGGTACTAAGATAACCGCTATCAGTTAGCGCGTTATACATAAGTACGTTTTCGAAGTAATCTAAATCAAGCTTAGCCATCGTAATCAGTATAGTAAATTAGTCGAAGTAATCAACTATATCTTTACTGTCTTACCAACATACTTTTTGTACTTCTTAAGGAACCACTTTTGACCGTTAGTCCAGTCTTCAGTGAATTCTCTCAAGCCAGGTGAAGCATGAGTAATATAAGCATCCACAACACCACATTTGAACCCCTTAAGTGAGGCATCAAGTGTATAAGCAAGGTCATAGAAGTGGAAACCGGCAGGGCACTTCTCATCGAATCGAATCTTCTTGAAGACCTTCCTCGATATAGCAAGGAATACACCATCCATGATAAGAGCTTGGTGTGGATAAGGACCAAAAGCGGTCATTGACTTCTTACAACCATACATTAAGTGAGCAACAGCACCATGTAGGTTACCACCTTGCATACCACCACCCATAAGATGCCATAGAGCTGGCTCTTGAACCTTGAGTTGTGAGGCACCAGCTACTCCTAAGACATCATACTCTTCAAAGTGCTTCTTTAGCTTCTCGTAATCAAAGTTTTCAAGGATGATATCATCGTGACATAGAACAATATGGTCCATGTTCTCTTTGATAGCAAAGTCAATTGCCTTGTTGTATACCTTCTGTAGTGAATCGGTATTGTTCTCTTTAAAGAAGACTTCTACCTCATCACTCTTGGTTTGGTGCAGTAGGGTATCTTCTTTCTTACCCTTTGTTGCTGCACATATAAATAGATTGTTGTTCATTATAGGAATAGGAATGGTGACTCATGCTTGAACTCACCTACTTTATTAAACCTTAGTGTCTTTTTATTGAGGCGTCTAATCTCACCCTCTTTAAGTTCTTTATACTTCTTACCAGGCATGGTGGAGTAGCAACCTTTATCGTTATAGTGTAGTATGGATCCTACTCTTGCAATGTATACTTCGTTAGTATCGCAATCAATAACAGATACAGCAAAGGAGCCTTGACACTCTTCAAGTGCTTTACGAATATAGGTAACAGGATTAGTTCCTTTAGTCCTATCATCCTCCATGAACTTCTGAATCAAGTTAACAATCAAAGATGTATCAACTGGATTCTCAATATAAGGGAAGAATCTATTGCGTAGAGCATCTTCATTAGTCAATACACCGTTATGGAATACCATAAACGACATTGTATCGAATGGATGCGATGTCTCATAAGCCCAATCTCGCATTGCTGAGGTAGGAGCTTGTACGTGACCGCAATTGTAATTAGATTGCTTAGAACCCTTTGTATTATTCCAGTCAATCTCACCTTCCTTCTTCATGATGAACTGGTCATCATAAGTAAGTTGGACAAAACTACTTGCGAACGTACCCCTATTCTGGTTAGCGGTATACAATACCTCTAACATAGACTTATC